CGCTCCTCAGCTTTAAATTTACCAGCGGCCAAAGCAGTATCTAATAATTTCTTTTTGCGCTTGTCGGTAATTGCTTTTTGTTCAGCCACGAGGTCATTATACTTTTTATTCGCTTGGCTTAATTGAGTTTGTAATTTATCCACAGCCTCATCAATTTGTTCTGCTGTTGGAGATTCACCCAAACTTAAAGTTTGAATTGTTTTTGCTTTTAATTTTAGTTCCATTTTTGGATTTTTATTTGGGTTTTTAGAAAAAGAGAGTAAATAATTGAGAGCGTTTTTTTTGTTGGTAAAATCAACTGGTTTTCCTTCCTTGTTAAACAAAAGAAAAGCTGATGTATTAGCTGGTATGTCACAAATACTTATTTCAAGTACACCTGCTTTAGTAACTGTTGGCAACCATTGCCCGGGGAGCATCAATTCGGTATCTGTACTTACTTCCAAGTCTTCATCTGCAATATGTATAGATGAAGCTTTTAAGAATCCGCCTTCAACCTTCTTTTTAATAGACATTGCAAACTTGTCGTTTTCATCAAATACAGCTTCAGCAATCCAACCTTTTTCAGTAAGCCTAACATTTTCCCATCTACCTATTGGGCCTTTATAACCATCACCAGAGCGTACATGATTAAATAGCATGACAGGGTTTTTATTAAAGGAATCAAAATTCAAAGCAGAGTTTAGAACTCTGTAACCATTCCTGTTTAAGCTTTCATCTGATATAATGAATTCGATACCCGGCATTCGTTTATTTTTTTTCGTTTGAACACTGCAAACATCATTTCATTTGAGTTGAATGCCAATTTTGATTTCAGTCACTGCAAAAATTTTTGCAGTCCGTGCAAAAATTTTTACACGGACTGAATATTGGATTTTAATGTTAAGCCGCATTAAATCACATTTGTAGCATGGCTAAAAAGAATTATAAGAGACATCCAAAGCGCGACATGGCGGGCATGATGTTTATACAATGGAAAATGGACGGTGATGAAATATCACGCGATTTAGAAGTGTCTACAGTTACTATTAGCAAATGGCGAACAGAAGATAACTGGGACGCTCAGCGCAGGGTTGATAATCTTAAATCTCAAAACCTTATCAATAACTATTACGAGCAATCGCAAACTATTATTGATGCCGCCAAACTTGCAAAACGTCCATTAGATAGCAAGGAATGCGATATGCTGGCCAAGCTTGCCAGCAGCATTGAGAAACTAAGTAAGAACGTTTCGCCATCTCAAATCATGGATGTATTTATGGATTTTAATAATGATTTAAAAGCAGTTGATTTTGAACTGGTAAAACGTTTAGTACCACATCAAAGAAGCTATGTTTTACGCAAGTTAAACCCTCAGTAAAATGGCAGTTAATAAGCATGAAAGTAAGTGGAAAGATTTTGATTCCTACCTTAAACAGGTAGAGAATGAAACTTCATTTATACCTGATGAAACGGAGGCCGATAAACAAAAGCGCATCAAACATGCCTTAAAAGATTACAGGTTCTTTTTTGAATATTACTTTCCAAAATTCGCAAAAAGTAAAACTGCTTGGTTTCATGTGCTTATAGCCAATATGCTTTTAAAATCAATGGTTTTTAAAGCAGTTTTAAACTGGTTCAGGGGTTCGGCAAAAAGTACTCACGCCACTATGGGGATACCTCTTTGGCTAATGGTAAACGGTCAATTAAAAGCCATGTTACTGGTTGGCCAAACAGAAAAAAAAGCGAAGCGTTTACTTGGTTCTTTGCAAGGTCAGCTCATGCGAAACAAAAGATTTATCAATGATTTTGGTGAGCAATTCAGTTTCGGTAATTGGGAGGATGGCGAATTTGTTACTAAAGATGGTATAGCATTCTACGCCATAGGAATTGGTCAAGACCCAAGCGGTATGCGCTTTGATGAAAACCGTATTGATTACGCTGTTATTGATGACTGCGATGATTCAAAACTAGGTAAAAACCCAATAAGGGTAAAGGAGCGTTGGGATTGGATTAACGATGATTTAGCAGGTTGTTTTGATATTGGCTACGAGCGTTTATTAATTGTAAACAACTTAAAATCAAAAGTATCATTAGTGGCATCAGCTATCAATGAAAAGTTAGCAGGTGCAAAGGCTTACACCACTAAATTATTTAAAACCTTATGCGCTGATAATGATGTTAAGTACCCTACTCATGTAAAATCCAATGCATACGAATTTCAGAAAAAAGGCAATTGGATACACTTTAGAGTAACTGCCTGTGATGAAGAATTTAACCCCACCTGGGACGATAAATATACACAAGCTTACTGGAAGGATAAACGTTCAGATAGCAGTTTAAGAAGCTGGGAAATAAGCTATAAATGCAATCCCATTACTGAAGGGAAAACATTTAAAGCAAACTGGATACATTGGAAGCTTCCTTTACCATTGCATGAATATGACCGCTTAGTATTGTATGGTGACCCTGCATGGAAAAACACCAACACATCCGATTTTAAGGCCGCAAAGCTTTGGGGCAAAAAGGGACGTGAGCTTTGGCTTTTAAAAGCATTTGTACGCAATTGCACACTTAAATCTTTTGTGCAGTTCTTTTATGATGTGCATGATACCAAGCCCGAAAATGTAACTATTGAATATTACATGGAGGCCAACTTCATGCAAGATTTAATACTAGATGACTTCGATGTAGAAGGTGACGACAGAGGTTACCAATTACCTATCAACGGAGATTATCGCAAGAAGCCTGATAAAGATGATAGAATTGAAAGCATGAGCCCATTATATGAGCGTAGCTTTATTATCTATAATGAAGCTGAACGCCATAGTCCTGATATGGAAATCGCCATAGAACATCTATTAGCTTTTGAAAAAGGTTGCAGCACACCTAAGGACAGTATGGACGCTGATGAAGGTGCTATAAATAAATTACAACAAGGAGGCAGAACCGACAGTAACCCTGTTCGTCATAGAAAACGCTCACATAAAAATGCTTATTAACCAAAACCCTTTATAAATGAGAAAAATTAATTACCTCGTAGTGCATTGTACAGCTGGCAATCCTAAAGAAACAATCCCACAGCTGATTAATGGATTTAAAGCTCGTGGATGGAAAAACAACGGCTATCATATTGTTGTGGACGGAGCTGGTCAAAGACATGACATTACACCACTTGAAAATATTGCAAATGGAGTGGCTGGCCATAATGCAAATAGCATTCATGTAAGCTATATGGGTGGAATTGACAAACTTGGTAAACCAATGGACACACGTACTGAGGCACAAAAGCGTCAACTGCTTTTAATCCTTAAGGAATTAAAAGCAAAATTCCCTTTAGCAAATATTTTAGGACATAGGGATTTAAGTCCTGATACAAACCATAATGGCAAAGTTGATTCATTTGAGTGGGTTAAGGTTTGTCCTTGTTTTGAAGCAATAAAAGAGTATAGTAGTTTATAGGCTATTCTAACTAAAGCAAAAAATAATAATCGAAATTAATAATCATTAAACCTTTTTAAAATGAAAATTAAAACAATTATTCAGCTCAGTATAGTGCTTGTTGGCATTATATTAATAATTGGCATTGAATGGCAATGCAATAAAATTAACGAGCTTAAACACGAGCTTCACAATGCCACTGGTAAAACTGATACTGTTTACAAAAACAGGTATTATAAACAAGAAGTGATCAAAAAGGTATATATTGAAAAGCCAGTAAAAGTAACAGTTTACAAGCCTGATACCAATTTAAGAAAGGCAGTTGAGGATACTGATATAGTTATTCATACTTATTATGAAAAGGGTGGATTGTTTCGCCCAGCCAAATTGGTGGTAGATAAAATTACACCCAAAGGCTATGTATATTCAAATAGCTACAAAGCAGGAGACTTAAAATCTCTCGAAATTGACAATACTGGCAATGTTGCTATTACCCAGAAGCGCAAGCACTTTATTTTCAAAATAGGTATTCCCATCGCAGTTATTGGCACTGGTGGTTTCATAGTTTATAAATCTAAAATACTTTCAAAGAAATGAGTTTTTTAGTAAGTGCTGATTACAGTCTAGTAATCAAAACAAGAAACCTCCAGCTGTTACTTGATGAATTAGAACCATCCGCGCAAGCTGATGCTGAGGAGGTAGCCATGAGTGTAATGGATGGATATTTCCGAAAAAGGAATATTGACTGCGCTAACGTATGGAACAAAACAGGTGTTGATAGAAACAAAAGCGTTATACTCATGCTTTTACACTTAACGGTTTACATGCTTCACAATGGCGTTGACCCTGACGCGATACCTAAAACCCGAACTGATAATAACGAGATGGCCATGAAGTGGTTAAAAGATGTTGCCAGCGGTGAAGTGGAAACCAGTTTACCCATTTTAGAAGGTGATAGCAATGTACCCAAAAATGTGAGCAGATTTGGAAGTTTACCAAAGTTCAACAGCGACTACTAAATAAAACCTCGTTTAAAACGTGTTTAAAACGATTTAAAAACGCCCTCATTATCTTAAATGGTATAACACTACCATAAATTTAAAGTTAAGCCCACAAATCAAACAAAATGGCCAAACAAGAAAAAGGAACAAAATCAACAGGAAATTCAAGCATTGTATTCCAAAGGATAATTCAAAAGACCAATGTCCGAACAAAAAAAGACATGACCGATTATACCCGGGCAGTTAATCAAGCTGAAAATAAAGAAAATCCTAAGAGATTACTACTCTACAATTTATTTGATGTGATTAGAAAGGATATGCATTTAAAAGGTTTGATTAAGCTTAGTTTATTCATGCTAATGAGTAAACCTTTCCGGGTTGTAAATGCAAGTACCAAGGTAGAAGATACAGAAAAAACGGAGTTCTTAAGACACAAATGGTTCTTTACCTTCATGCGTCATTATGTGGAAACTGATTTATACGGCCATTCCCTTTTGCAAATAACTGATTTTGATGAAATGGGCAATGCTGTTATTAAATTGATTCCGAGGCGACACGTTATTCCTGAATGGAAATGTTACCTCATTGACCAAGCAGATGATGCTAAAAAAGGCATTGACTACACACCATTAATAAATCAATTTTTGATTGAACTGGGTGAAGAAGATGACCTAGGCTTTATGGAAAGTGCAGCACCTGACATTTTATTTAAGAAAAATGCTAAAATAGCATGGAGTGAATTTGTTGAGATATTTGGACTAGACACCCGTGTAGGTGAAACTAACAGCAGGAATTCAAAAGATATTGACCGAATGGAAGAAGCGTTAATTAACGCAGCAAAATCACAATACATGATTTTACAAGCTGGAGAAAAACTTTCATTTCAAGGCACACAAAGAACTGATGCTTACATGGTTTTTGATAAGTTCATGGACAGAATTAACAGCGAAGTAAGCAAAGGTTACCTGAGCAATACAATGACCACCGATAATGGTAGCAGTCGAAGCCAAGGCGAAGTCCACGAGCGAGTAACTGAAGCTTTTGCCAAAGCTCAAGCATTAAGTTTTTCACTTACCACCAATAGTGACCTGTTTACTTTACTGAAGAACCAAGGTATTGACTGGACAGGATTCAAATTTGAATTTGTTGATACTTACGTTAGCCCTGAACAGGCTGAAATTGATTTTAAATTATTTGATAGGTTTGAAATACCTGAAGACTTCTTTGTAAAAAAATACAATGTAACTATTACAGGTGTAAAAGACAGGTCAAAATTGCCAGCTCCTGAAGCACCGACAAAAGCCAATAAATCAAATAACAGTATTCTAAAACTTCACGCTGCGCTGCATGAGCTATACACTTCAAAGCACTCCCATTAAAATTTATTTAAAAAACTGTAAAAAAACTTTTTTGCTAGACTATATATAAGTAAATAAAATACAAATGATAAAGGGATGGAATAAAATAGTAGCAAAAGTAGCAAAGCAGATTTTTGATAAAACACAAAGCGGCTTAATTAGTGATGAAATGGTTGATGCTCATGCAAAGCATTTGCTTAATGGCATGTTTGGCAATGATGCATTCACACAACCAATAGGCATAAAGGATAATGAATTAGCGCAAATTACTAGGGATAATGTTTATATTTTTTCGGGAGCTAAAAACGCTAACCAGTTAAAGGAGTTCAACGCCTTATTACAAAATGCTGATGGCAGCCAAAAGCCATTTAACCAGTTTCTTAAAGATGTTAAGGCAGTTGATAAAACTTACAATACGCATTATTTAAAGGCTGAATTCAACCATGCTCAGAACTGTGCCAGGATGATACAAAAGTGGCAGCAAATTAAAGGCAATAGCGATGCTTTGCCTTATTTAAAGTATCGTGCAGTTATTGATGGTAAAACAAGAGCCACGCATAAAAGCATGAATGGTATTGTAAAGAGATGGGACGACAGTTTTTGGAATAGCTTTTACCCTCCGAATGGATGGAACTGCCGTTGCAGCGTTTTACAAATGGCTATGGGTGATGTTACTCCAGATAAGGATATAATTACGCCTGAAGACATGAAACCTATTTTTAAAAACAATGTTGGCAAAAATGGAATGGTTTACCCTAAAGGCAACCCTTATGAAAAAGCACTTAGCACAGCTGAATTAAAAACAGTAACCGGAGCATCATTAAAACTAAGCAAGAAGGCAACAGAAGAAAATCAAAAGCCAAAGGCTGCTAAGAAGTATCCACGCACCAAAGTATTAAAAGCTGAAAAGTTCCTTCAGAACCATGACGATTTCAAACTGATCACTGAAGACTATAATCATAAACTTACTCATAGCAATCCAAAGAAAAGGATTGTTGAAGTTGATGGCGTTAGTAAAACAGAAGGTATGGCCATATTCGGTTATACTACTGAACATTTTTACGAAGGCTTAAATAAGTACTTAAGAGAGGAGGGCAAAACAAACGAGTACTATAATAATCTTGAAATAGTCATTAATAGCGGTTTAGATAAACTAAAAAGTGTAAAAGCTAATGTTATCCGTAAGATTGATTTTGAGCAGAGCTTGATTGATAAATACATGGAGCATAAGGATAATGGACTTCCTTACTACCACAAACAATTTTTATCAGCCAGTACTGATGACAAGGCAATTAATAAAAAAAGTATTGAGATTTACATTAAATCTAAAACAGGCAAAAAGGTTATAGATTACTCAAACTTCAAATTTGAAAACGAAGTGCTTTTTAGTTCAAATACTGGATTTAAAATAACACAGGTAGCAACCAGCAATGGTAACACAGTGGTAATAATGGAGGAAATTTAAGAATTGATATGGTCGGAAAGCGATTTTTGAGCTCGGGTGATATACTCACGCTCTTCTTTTGGAAGTTTACTTATGCGCTCAAGTTCTTTTTTGCGGCTTTTTTCGCTGTTAGCGAATGTAGCCTCAACGTTTACAGAACCATCTTTATTTAAAACTGGCATTTTCATACCACAAATATACAAATAATTATTTAAAACAAATTTAAACTCATTTAAAAACCAAATGAAATCCGATTTTTCACAAATAGACAATATGCTCAATCGCCTAGAAAAGGCTTTAATGGCATTGCCTGTGCAAGTGGGAGCTGAGGCCGTTATGTTTTTTGATGAGGGTTTTGACAAACAAGGCTGGCAAGGTGATGGCGGTTTAGAACCGTGGAAATATAGAAGGGATAACCTTGACCCGGACAGAGCCATCTTAACAGGTAAAGCTGGTGGACATTTGCGCAATGGCATCCACTTTAGGGCTATTGGCCACTCAATATTAATTGGCGTAAATGGCCCGGCTGCTGAATATGCTGATATACATAATTCAGGCGGTACAACTCATCCAAGACTAACGGCAAAAATGAGAGCATGGGCATGGGCGATGTATAAATCAACAGGCCGCATAAAGTACAAAGCTTTGGCAATTACCAATAAAACTACCACGGATTCACCATTGACAATTCATATCCCACAACGTAGGTTTATTGGTAACTCAATACCATTAAGAACTAGGTTAGAAAAGTTAATTGCACATCAATTGCAAGAAGCTATTAAAAGAAAATAAATTCATTAAAACACTCATAAAATGACACCAGTAAACATCTTAGCCATTTATCGTTTAGTACGTGAAACCGTTGGCATTAAACATATTGATATTTTTAACCAGCAATACATCAAGCCAACTGATAAAATAAGTTGGGCAATGCCTGCCGTATTTATTGAGTTTGCACCCATTAGCTGGGACGGTGAAAACGCAGGTATGAAAACAGCCTCAGCCGCCCGAATTAGATTACACTGTGTGGTAGCTAAAATTAGCGATACGGCCAACATTGATTTAGTCGCCCAGGAGGAGACTCAAAACAAAGCATTAGATGCATTTACTTTTAGTGGCAAAGTACATTTAGCTGTACAAGGAAAAGAGGCGGGAAACTATGGTTTATTTGATAAGGTGGGCAATATTGATGACCATAATCACAAAGGTTTTATAGTTGAAATCATTGAGTATAAAGCAAGGCTTACCGATGACACTGCATTCAACAAACGAAACTGGATTGAAAAGAATTTACTGGATATGAGTGCCACTGGTACGTTTAAAGAATTTGAAGTATTAGAAGAAGATGAATTACCTTTGCCATCAGAAGAGTTATAATAAAAAAAGCCACTTCATGAGTGGCTTTTTTGTTGATTTAAACTTGGTTCTATTGCTTTATAAAGTTTCCACTTTCTGTTCCATCAATCTTATAAATATACATCCCACTTGGTAATTTAGCAGCATTGTAAGTACTGTAACCATTGCTAATATATTTATCTATCAATATTCCAGTAGTATTATAAACTTCAATTGTTGAATTAGCACTAGATGGGATTAATATTAAATCGTTTGTGGGGTTTGGATAAGCTAAACTTTTAGTTGATTCTAATTCATCAACTGGTTTAATACCTTGCAATGTTCCTGCAAGGCTATAAACGTAGCTTGTATTTATTACTGTTGTGCCATTAATTATATAATCCCTAATAATCATTTTTGTTCCTGATGTAGTATTTATCACTACAGGATATGACAAACTTGTAGTAGGTTTAGTAAAAAATGCGTTACCACTTTCATCGTATATCTTTACATAATTTGGAGCTGTATTATTATATACAAGTATTTCAAATTGATTATCTAGGTTAAATAATTTTCGTGAAACATTTCCAATAGCTGTTGAACCATCAGTTGTATTCAAAACAATTGTTTTAATCAAGCTATGTCCAGAATCATAAATTCTAACAGTCTTAGTAGGTTCATCATAACCATAATAAACAAATTCAGTATCAGAAGTTTTTGCTATACTAATACCAGCATTGTTATACGTATGCTCCAACGTTTGCGAATTTGCTTTTAGCCCAGCAAACAATAGGCCTATTAATAATATTTTTTTCATGTTGTTTGTTTTAATTGTTTATCAAATCTACTACTTTTTATTTACAAAAAAGCCCCACTATAAAATCAGTAGGGCTCTAGGATTTTATCTAATGACTTGTACTATGATGTACTGGATACTATTCTACCAATAGTTGTTTCACTTAAACCAAACTGTTCACTAAGCTCCTCCAGTATAGCTTGGTGAGTAAATTTTTGCCTTCCTTTTGGCGTGGTGATTTTATGCAAGGCAGCATAAGCAGCTCGTATTTTATCGTGTCGCTTTTGCTTGTTGGTTCTAGCTGTTGTTATGGCTTTGCTGCGGCTGGCTTTCATGCAAATAATTGGTGTATGGTGGTGTTACAAGTGTTTATTATCAATCTTTCGTAACTCATATCTTTATAATCAATTCCAAAGTAATTAAACAAAGCTAGTGCCTCCACTGGTTTTAATGTAAGGTTTTTACTGTTGTTTTCTAATCTGTTTCTTACTTTTTTAAATACCTCCTTTAAAATATAAATGTCCATTTTATGGCGCATTGGCAATGCTTTAATATCAATTGTTATATGCGCATACAATACATTATTCAAAGCTTGTAATTGTGTTAAAGTCATTTTAAACTTAATGTTTTCCATATAGCTTAATCTTGTTGCTTTCTTAAATAGAATGGTAACCAAACCTTTTGAACCACCCCAATTATTTTGGCCAGTTCCTTTGCATCATAATCATTTATCTTTTTACTCCAGTGCTGTTCTAAGGTAGTATTAATTCTTTCCATATCTGCTTTGCCATCAGGAGTATTATAGCCCATTTCTCTAAATTTACTAATCAATCGCTTTCTTTGCTTATCGTTTCCATCAGCGTCAACTGGTTGTAAATTAGAAGTACCTCCTTTACGTTTTCCAAGATGCTGAATAAGCGAAATAATCTCATAGCCATACAAACCTTTTCTGCTATTTGTACGCTGTTGTGTGGCGTTGCTAATCATATCGCGCATGGTAGATTCATCTATATCAAGGCTTCTTAATATAGTACTAAACTGACGTATCTCCTGTGAGCTTGCAAATCGTGCCATTACTTCATTAGGTTATATGGGTTATCAAAATATCTTTTTCTTAAATACCTTTCAGGATATGCATAAGCAGTGTTTTTTCTATCGCTAAAGTTTTTATACGGTACAATG